TTTTTTTAGCCTGTACCATTCTATCGCAAAAATCTCTGCTATCTTCTTGAGTTGTTAAAGGTGAATATTGATAACGAACTTTAAATTGTGTATCATCAACTGTTTCATCTTGACTGCTTTTTGCATTTGGTCTTGCAGTTCCTGTTCTTGCAAAATTCCATATTTTAGATAATAAACTTTCCTCTTTTGTGTTTAGTTGGTTTATTTGATAATCCAAAGCATCTTCTGCTTCATAATCAACTTTTCGTTCGTCAATTAATTCCCATTCAGATAAATCTTCATCTTCACCAAAAGATTCTAAAGTAACCTCTTCTAACTTAATACAATTAGGTACTTTCTTTCCATCTTTATCTTTCATACCTCTTTGTTCATATCCATCCCAACAAGGTGCTTTAAGTTCTTCGTGACTTACACAAGGCATAAAATAAGTAACACCCTCTACCTCGTGTTCGTGATATCCACCACACCCCATTTCTTCAGCTACCTTTTCTGCTTCTTCTTTAGTTTCATAAGCCTGTTTTCCATCTATCTTTTTCAAGCTAAACTTCTGCATCTCAACCCCTGTTTCTTCTTCAATAGTTTCTTTATCTTGAATAGATTGGTCTACTTCAGTAAATTCTAAAGGTTGTAAGGTCGTAAAGTATAGATTTAAGCTAATATCGTTGTAAGCTAGTATCTTATCAAAGCTATCTATTAAAAGTTCCTGAAAAGGTCTAATAACAGTGTTATCCATTAATAAACTAGCAGTCTTTATTTCGTCTGCATTGTTTCCTAATCCTGATTGGTCTTTTATACCTAACAACATAGGGCTTACAATTCTGTGAGCAACCATTATTTTTTTAGTTGATTCTTCAGAAAGGAATTGATATTGATTATGTGCATCAGATAACTGCACAGGGGTTATTTCTGCTTGACTTTCTTTATTATCATTAAAAGCGAGTATGAATTTCCCTGCATTGCTAGATCCTGAAAACTTTTCAGCAATCTTATTTTCTATTAATTGTCTTTCCTGTTGGTTAGGTGTACCATTGTTAAAGTTAATTAACATACTAGGACTGAGTCCATTAAGAATATTATTTAAATGATAGTTAGATACCTCTTCTTCAAGTTCTGCATACTGCAATCCACCTTGATAATCCACAGGGGAATAGTAATAAAATCCTGCCTTATAAGGTTGTATGTATAATATCTCAATATTTTCATTTGACATACCAAAAGCAGGTATTCTTAAAGGAACATCATTTCTTTTTATATTTGCCCAATCTTTAAAATAATAATAAGCAGGCACATCACCCTCATCATTACATTTTTCTGCCCTTAAAGTTTCAATAGGTAAGTGTTCTAATTGTGCAATAGTCTTTCTATCCTTAGAATAGATAATTTGGACTGCACATTGCCCCATCAATTTTAAATCGTAGCATAATTTTCTAACTACATCTTTTTTAAACAAAGAAACCATTTGAGCATACTCATTTGGCTTAGCACTTGAATTAGTAGCATTTAATCCTTTTCCGTAAATAGCTTGACTGATTCCATTTATAGCAGCATTATTTGTTGGACTACCATTATACCTATCAATTAAGTATTGAAAATAGTTATTATCAGCACCATATTCAATATAGTCTTTTCCTGATACTTCTTTAATTACAGGACTTGTATAAGTACTTAAATTTACAAAACCAAACTCTGATGTTTTTGATTTTTTTATAAACTGCCCTTTATTATTTCTTAATCTTGTTTTCATCTTACTAAATAAGTATTATCATAACCATTATAATCTAAATATTCATTTGAATTTAAATTATAGTAATCATTATTTGATTGGTCAATATCTTGGTCTGTGCAGAAAATTCTATCTTTATAAATAACTTCTCCGTTGCTAATAAGTTTTAAATCGTAAAAATGATTCTCAACTAATATAGGATCAAAGATATTATTAAAATTTAAGTAATTGCCTGAATTTACTGCATTAGTAATACTATAAGTTTTTTCTACATTTGTGCTATCATCCCTTACTGATAAAGTAAAAGTTGATTCATAACTTCTTGGTATAACTGATAGAGATTGAGCAGTTGCTGATGTTGTTAGTATAATCATTATTAATATAACGTAAAAAAATAAGTTATTTGTAAAATCATTAAAGCAAAAAAAAAGCACCCAATAAAGGATGCTTAATTTTTAACTAAATAATAAGATTATGCAGTTGGGTCAATTTGTGTTGCATCAGCACTTACTGCTGCATCTAAGAAATAAGGTGCAGTTTCTTCTAATCCCTCAAAGGTTAAAGTAAAACCTGAAAGGTCTCCTGCTGCTGCTCCTGTAACTACAGTCCCTCCTGTGCATTCCATTCCATTTTCAAATCCACATAGGAAGTTGTTACCATAGTAATCTACTACAACGATATAAGGTCTAGAAACTGCAAGTGTTTGCAATTCTGCCTGAGTCTTAGCATCTAAATATGTTAAAGTTAAATTTAAAGTCTGAGTATAAAAAGTAGTTCCATTTTCTCTACTACTTGTTACAGTAGTTTCTAAAGATGAATTTCCTTTTACATCATATTCAAACCAACTTGGTGCAGGGCTACCATCTGTGATAGTTGCTTCCTTAGTTGTGCTATCTACTGCTATAGAAGCTATTGTTCCATAGTCTGCAAATAATACTTTCTTTATGCCTCCAAAGGCACTTTTACAAGGTATTTTTCTCCCTGTTGTTAATGTACAAGCCATTGTTTTTTATGATTTTAAAAAAAAAGGGTAAGTAGATAAATTCTACCTACCCTATTTTATTGGTTAATTAATTAATTATGCGTAAGATACGATATCAGAAGCGATTCCGAATTGTACCCCTGAAGTAAAACGCATTACCATTCTAACATTGTTAGAAGCGTCTAAATCTGCCATATCTAAAACCTTAACTTCTTGAGTTGAGTTTAGTAATCCTGTACCAAAGTATAGGTTGCTTTTCTGTGCAGCATACATTTTGTCATCAGATAATCCCGGTGATACAAATATCTTAACTCCGTTTACAGTTAAAGATCCATTGTTCCACCATTGAGTACCCATATTCTGTACACCATTTGCTCCAAGTCCGTTAGCACCAAATCCTCCTAATGCTTGAACATAAAGTTTTGCAGCCTTAGATGAAATGTATAAGAATAAATCTTCTTTTCCATATAATGCAGCAGGAATAGCTTCAACAACGTCAGATAATTTCTCTACGATGTTAGCAGCAGTTAATGCAACAGATGTTAAAGCCTGACCTGCAGGTACATCTCCTGCAGTTACAGCAGCAGCGATTAATTTTTCAAATCCATCAAATGAATTTTTAGACCCTGCAGTAGTATCTCCTTGCCAAATGTTAAACTCAGTATTTTGTGCAACCTCAGCAGCAACGTGAGCAATCATAAAGTCTGCAAATTTTGGAGGTAAAGACTGACCTAAACCATAGCCCATTTGCTGAGATTCCCAATCGTTTACAAAGTCATACTTACATAATTGTAAATTTACTTGTAATTCAGTTGGTTGTAAAATTCTTTCAGTTAATGTTACAGTTGATGTTGGGTTAAAATCACATCCTGCAGCAGTTACGATTGCATCTGTTGCTAATTTCTTGATTACTTCTTTAAAAGCAATGTTTGATTTTACTGTGATTCCTCCATCATCAATAGTTGATGCACTCAATAAAGCTGCAGCAATGTACTCTCCTGCAAATTGTCCTGCATAAGTAGTAGTGATGTTTGTTGTAGTAGCTAATTCTACGTTTTTTAAATTACTCATTGTATTTTATTTATTTAATTTATTTAATACTCTATCTAATGTTGATGTAAATTTACCTTTAGCAAATTCTACTTTTTTAATTTGTTTACTTTCAGATTCAGGATTGTGTTTAATTGGCTTAGAAGCAGGCTCTGATAATTCAGTTTTAACTTCTTCAGGAATTTCTTCTGAAAATTCTTCTTTTACAGTTCTAGACTTTAAAGGTGCTTGTACTTCATTTGACATTTCTTCTTCTTGCATTTTGCCTTCTTTGTCAGCCTTTAAATCTGCAATCGCATCTTCTAGGTTTTGGATTCTTTTTTCCATTCCCTCC